CCACCTGAAACCAGAGGCTAAATTATATAATGATCTTAAAAGAAAAATTACAAAAATTTCGTGGAATAGGCTTGAAAACCGTAGCTTACTCGGTACTCCCGATCTATTGGGTTATGCTGTTAGTGAGCACTTTTTTACATTGGAGTTGAAGGTAACATTAGGTAACAAAATACGCTTCTCACCCCACCAAATAGCCTTTCATGTAAAGCATAGAAAAAATACTTTTATCCTTGTTGCTTGCACCCTGAATCGTGGGCTTGTGCGCTTGTACCCTGGCTCGAAGATTCTGGAGCTTGTGCGCTTGGGCCTCCAGCTTGAACCCTTGGCTCTGGGGTGGGACGCTTGCCGCCTCCAGCTTGAGAGCTTGTAAGCTTGCGCCTTTGCGCCCTGAGCGCAGCGTAATATTTTGGGTGATACCATGTCATATTAATGTTTACCATAACACACGTTTGGTGTGGACCTGTCCCAGCATGCCCTGCAGTCCCGGCACTCGTTGCCCTGTTCTGGGGCCGGGCAGGTTCTGTTGCTTCCGCTGGTGACTGTCGACGTCCACGGCCAGAATGTGACTGGTCCCTGGTCAATCATGTGTGAGCTCATCCTAATAATTAAGTTAGGCGGAACTGTGGCCGGATCTAGATTTTTTAGAAATTGTGCCTCACGGGTTGGCATCCAGTGTCTGGTTTTGCTTGTACGCTTGCACACTTGGAATATATTCTCTAAGTGCTTGAGACTTTGGATATCTCCTGAGTCGTGCCATCGGAACCAGTTCTGGCCAGATATGAGCGTTACCATCGCATCCACCCAGCGCGGGTCCTCGAGCGCTTGCAGCCTTCGACTGAGCGCATCCTTAACATTTTTAAAACGGTATCGACCCTTCAGGGCATAACAGCCAGCGCATACGCTGCCTGGCACCTTGGCCAGCTTGGCCCCTGTTAAACACTTCCAGGCCGGCAGGTTGTGCGCTGGTCCTGGCATCTTCGACGGCTTCGACAGCCCGCCAGTTATTTGTCTTGCTTCTTTTTTTAACATATGAATTTACTCCTATAATATCCTATACCAGACAGCTTGTAACCTGTCAAGCTTGTAAGCTCGAGCCCTGACGCTTGGGCCCCAGTCTTTACGCTGTCCGGAATTAGTACACCCTGTAAAGACTGAGTCATGCTTGGGCGTTGGTGCATAGGCGAACTAAGTCCCAAATTGGCCCTCAGGGTAGGCATTCCCTTAGTCAACACCTGCAGTGTTCACGACCTAAGCTATAGAGGTTTATACCCTCACCAATCACGCCCAAATATTCAGGGCGACTGCACTGGGAGACTAGCACCCAACTAGGCAACCGCCCTAAATTTTTTACCAAGAACAATCGTAGCCGATTTGCCTACCAGCTTTTAATTGTTCTTTAGCCCATTTGATAAATTTTTTATCTTGAGCTTTGTATTCTTTAACTGCTTGTTCTTGGAATTGTTGACCCCAGAAAAAACCATCACTAGCGAAGCAGTCCCAATAATTATTCTTAACTTGTTCCTCTAGTTCCTTGATTAGTTCCTCTGTAATCTTGACGCCACCTTCACCACCATTAAAACCCAGATGTTGCAGGTCGTCATGTGTATTATGTTCATGATCTTTTTGTTTTTTAAAATGTTTATTCATGAACACCTGCAGTCTTGCATGTTTACGCCATACAAAACCAGCCTTTTCAGGTTCGTATTTATCGGAGTACACATTTTCAAAATCAATATGTACTTTGCCATTGCTGTCTCTAAGTCCAGCGTATTGATCTAGTCCCATATTTCTCCTTTTGTTAATATCCCAGATTATCTTATATAAAAAATTAAATCAAGAAAAAAATAAAAATAATTTTCTTGACAGCTTGTAGCTTGTAGATTATGGGCGGGCCCACCCACACACAGCTTGAAAATTCTGGGCGGGCCCACCCAAAAAAAAAGAAAAAATTTTCAACCCTAGATTGTGGTTGAAGCTTACAATCTAGGGTTGTTCATCAAGGACAAGATGAAACTAGTTTTGATCACAAGGTCTATACTGCCTTGTGATAACATTAAACTCTACAAATCTTGGTGCGTTTGGATTATCCCACCTTTCTCTATTGTAGTGTTTCTGCCACGCGTTTTCTTCTGTCAAAATTTTTGGTCGAGTTAATCGACCACTTACTTGATCTATGGCTCTATCCATAAAATCTTCTGCCCAATCATTATAACAATTCAATGAGCAAAAATTACCCTTTCCATAATAGAACTCACTTCTTCTTCTAGTTTGATTTGTACGATTTCCTTTGGAACCTCGTTTCCTGTCCTTTGTGTCATAAGTATGGCACTTATGAGATTGACAATATTTTAATGTCATTTTGTCCTTTCTAGTGTGGGTTGCGTTCTGCACTAGAACTACCTCAACCCACAACTTTCTATATTGGTTAAAGTTTTTATAAATTAACAGAAATTAATATAATATCCCTTGCAATAAAGTCAAGATAGTTTATAAGAAATTATGTTTTATTTTAAATTAACCAAAAAGAAAGAGAGGACAAATGGCTAGAATAAGACTTAATAATGAGTATCGAAATAAGATTGCAAATCGAATTAAGTTGCATTTATATCAAGAGGATACTCAGGAAAAAAGAAAGTATGACGAACTGAAAGGACAACAGATCGACATAAATGATAATGCGTGGAAAGTTGCTGAAACAATAGTAAGACGTCATTATACAAATGATGATGTTGAAAAAGCATACTATCTACAAAATAAATTTGAAAATGTTTCGACTATTGCAAAAGATAGTTGCTTTCATTTTCATTACATGGGTCAAGCTGAAGAAAGGGACTACGATCAAAATGTAAGAATGGTTGAGAAGCCAATAGAAAAACATTTTGATTTTAGATTAAATGGTTCTTTTGATCTTGATAATAACTATTCATCTAATCGAGATAGTAGTTATGGCTTTGCTTTATTTCGAGATGAAATCAATGCACAGGATAATTGCAACGCAGACATTTTGATCGAGCAAGAGGGTAAAGACGACAATCCACACAAAAGAAAATTTGTTGATAACAACAATGAATATCTTGGATTGAGTGGTGGTCGAGATAATGAAACCAAGTATGGTAAAGAATGGAACGAAAAATATCAACTTGATTTAATTGGTCGAGATTATTGCAGAGATCGTTCTATTGCTTGTAGTGAACAAGAATTTAATTTTTTAATTTCTTGGAAACAGGCAAAAGGTCAATTCGTTATTGCCCACGAAAAATGGGTCAATAGTGTTTTGAAACAAATGCGAGAAATCAAGATTGGATTGAAAGGATATAAATATCTTGACGAGGCAATCGAACTAGCGAATGAGTTAGGAATTGCAATTACAGAAGCAGAAATCATTAGAACTAACTCGACAGGCTTGGTAATTTACAATCCCAAAAATTTGGCAGAAAGAATTAAGGGAATGAAAAATACCGAAAAAACGAGAGAACAAAAGATTGCTGAACGTGTTGCATATATGCAACAATCTCAAATTAATTCTGATAACTTGAATTAATTTGTTGCAATTCGTTATGGGATAAATTACATTTATCCCATAACATTAAGTTATAGAAAGTAGGAAAAAATGATAAATAATAAACCCTTTGTTATCACTTACTATTCAGCAAGTGATAAAAAGACAATAACTCGAAATGCATTATGGACAGATAAATGCAGATATTGGGTAAGTAAGTCAGGCAGAATGTTAATGACTTATTTCGATATAGACGCAGATGGATATAGAACTGCGTCAGATAGTTGGAGTATCAAATTATGAGTAATAAATATTTGATAATCGAACAAGTCAAACTTAACACATTCAATGATCTTTGGAGTGTTAAATATTTTGACCAAAGTTATGACGACGCATTTACAAAATTAGTTGCGTTGGAAACTTTAAAAAGCAAGGACGATAATAAAGTTTATTACGTTGTTAATCAAAAACATTTATGGACTAAAACCACAGATGTAAAGATTGATAATGAAATAAAAAAACCTGATCAGGAAACAAATCAAGAGGACTTACCTTTTTGATTTTCCTACTTGGGTTAGGGGGTGAGGCTAATCCCCTAACCCATAAAATCCCATAAGGGTATGCAAAAACTGCATTGCAATTAATGCATAGTGTGTGCCGATAGAGGTACCACAACATATAGATTTTTTTGCTTGAAACCTTGGGCGGGCCCACCCCACACACACAAAGGGGTCCCAGATGTACACATATATGTAAGATTTAGACTCTTATAGCCATCATTTCAAAAATAGGGTATAAAAAATTTATTATAAAAAATTTTATGAAAAATTTTTCAGGATTGACTCCAGAGGAAAAAGCACGGCTTTTGGATTTAGAAAAAAGTGTAGAATTAGATAAAGCTAGACCAATAATTAAAAAAGATTTTTTGAGTTTCGTTAAGTATGTCTGGCCTGAATTTATTGAAGGTTCGCATCACAAAAAAATTAATAAAAAATTTAATGACCTCGCAGAGGGGAAAATTAAACGTCTAATCATCAACATGCCGCCAAGACACACAAAGTCGGAGTTTGCCTCATACTTACTCCCGGCATGGATGGTTGGCCTCGATCCCCGGTTAAAGATCATTCAAGCAACACACACGGCTGATCTAGCTGTCGACTTCGGCCGTAAGACCAAGAACCTGGTAGATCAACCAAACTACAAAGAACTATTCGACACAAGACTGATGGAGGACTCACAGGCCGCTGGTAAATGGAAAACGGAACAGGGAGGAGAATACTTCGCTGCCGGGGTTGGTGGAGCGATAACAGGTCGTGGTGCTGATCTATTAATCATCGACGATCCACACAAGGAACAGGATATCAAAAAAGATAGTAAATCATTCGAGAAAGCATGGAACTGGTATACATCAGGTCCACGTCAGCGTTTGCAACCTGGCGGTCGTATCGTTGTTGTCATGACAAGATGGAGCACAAAAGATCTTACTGGACAACTGATCAAGGCTCAGGGAGAAGAGAACTCTGATGAGTGGGAGGTTGTAGAACTACCAGCTTTATTACCTAGCGGTGATCCTGTATGGCCAGAATACTGGACCAAGGATGAATTAGAAAAAACCAAAGCATCTATTCCGGTTAACAACTGGAACGCTCAGTATATGCAACAGCCAACAGCTGAGGAGGGTGCTATCATCAAACGTGACTGGTGGCAGGATTGGGAGGAGAAGGAACCACCTAAATGTGAGTTTATAATCCAATCTTACGATACAGCTTTTCTTAAAAAAGAATCTGCTGACTTTTCAGCCATAACCACGTGGGGAGTCTTTGAGACCGAGGACCACGGACATAATATAATTTTACTTAATGCATTTAAGGATCGGTATGAGTTTCCAGAGCTTAAAAAAGTAGCTTACGAAGAGTATCTATATTGGCGTCCCGACATGGTGGTGATCGAGGCTAAGGCATCAGGGATACCTTTGACAGCTGAATTAAGAGATATGGGAATCCCAGTTGTTAACTTTACACCTAGCCGAGGAAATGATAAACATGCAAGGGTAAACTCTGTATCACCGCTGTTTGAGACAGGAATGGTATGGGCTCCTATGCACCAACATTTTGCTCAAGAGGTTGTGGAAGAGTGCGCAGCATTTCCGCATGGAGATTACGATGACTACGTCGACTCTATGACCCAGGCAATTATGCGTATTAAACAGGGGGGAATAGTTCGTAACAAAGATTCTTACAAAGACGAACCATTGCCTGATAGGAGCAGATTAGAATATTATGGCTAGGAAACAGACACTAGATTTAATTTTAAAAACATTTCGAGATTTAGGAGGAAACCTAAATGAGGTTATGGGTACTAAAACTAATATAAGTTTCTTAGGTAAAGGTAAATCTCCAGAGCTAATGTTAGACATGGATATTAATACAGATGCACTAGGTGTGCTTTCTCAATCAAAAGCAGTAGAAACATTAACAGACCCTATAGGTTATGCAGTGGCCGGTAAACTAAACGACATACAAGCTAACAAGCTGTTAGAGAACATGACTAAGATGAAAAATTTTTACATGCCACCTGCAGGGCCGGCTAACATCACTGATCTTAGAACAGGAACTACCGGTTTAGATAAAGGAGGTTTAGAATCTTTAAGAGAGTCAGAATTAATTAGAAGATTTGAAGCTGGTCAAAAAACAGGCAAACCTGTAATGACAAAAGTAATGCAAGACGATATTCGAGCGTTGCAAGATGATTTACCGCCACCAGGTTCACGTGGCGGACCAGAAGATATTTCAGCACCATTTCAATCCGCAGATGAAACAATTAAAAATTTAGAAGCGAGTTCCCCGACAGGTGCTGGTTTAGAATTATTAAAAAATGTAAAAAATAATAATCTAATCATGAACGATGTATTAAATAAAATTTATTTAAACGCAGGTGTATCGGAAAATGCACAGCCAGTTGTTAGAGCGAACGCTAGAGAATTTTTAAATAGAATAAAAGATTTAAGTGATGATGTAGATGGCCCAACATTATCTGGTGTTATGGAAACAGATGATTTTAAATTTATGACCGAGGGTGGCGGTGGAGCAATGGGTGATCCATTCTTACTAGTACAAAAATATTTTGGACCAAAGGTTGCAGCAGCCGTTGCAAAACTAGATACACCAAATGACATACAACTATTTGCTGAAAGATTAATCAGTGTTAAAGATGCAAGAGGTAGAGGAGTTACAGATAGATTCTTTGATCCTGATACTGTTGATATAAAGGACTTTGAATTTGCAGATGGTGGACGTGTGCCTTTCTTCGCTGGACGACTTGTAGGTAAAGCTTTGGGTATGGCTATGAGAAGAAAAGCTTTAGAACGAGGAGCAGGTGAAGGCTTTGCTGCTGCTGAAGCATATGGTATTACCGGTAAAGATATTTCTCGTCTATTTGCAGAACTTGCAAAAGATAAAACTTTAGTTGGTAAAGAGAAAACAGAATATTTTAAAATATTAAATCAAGCATTAAAAAATCCTGAAGATTTTCCAGAAGAAATATTACAGATCCAAAAGAAACTAGGAATCGATATTGGCATGAAGAGTGGTGGCCTAGCTAAGATCCTGGAGGTTTAATGACTCCACAACAAAAATACAAAGCAAAAAAAAGAGCAGAAAGATTAGCAGCAGGAGGCTATGAACAAACTTTTACTTACAAAGGTAAGACTTATACCGTATCTACAAGACTTCCTAAAAAAACAATTGAACAATTAAAAGAATTTTTAAAAAGTTTAGAGGAATGGAAAGCAGGTGGTGGTACCTTTGAAAGTTTTCGAACTATGCCATCTAGAGTTAAGTCTATGGCTGCAGCTAAAAAAGTTGGAAAGAAAACAAGTGAGTTTGATAATCGAGCCGGTCAGGTATGGAGAAGATTGGTTCAATATGCAAAAGGAAAAGCACCAGTTAATCCAGGAAGAACAGGAACCGGTGAAACATATAAAACTTTTTTTGATCAATTAAACCTTCCTAAATCAGAACTAAACACAATTAAAAATTTTGATTTTGAAAATATTCAAAAATTTAAACAAGCTAAAATAACAGAGACAGCTGCAAAAAAGAATATTGGTAGCCCTCTAGTTACTAACGTTATCGATGTTGTAAAAAAGAATCCTAATCTAACAGAACAAGAATTATTCAGTAGTGTTCGTAAACTAGCAAAAGGACCATTAAGTAATGGAGAAATTGTTACAGCTGCTGTGCAGGCTCACCGTCTTGCTACTGCTAGATTACTTAAAGAAGCTAGAAAAGAAAAAATTGGAGAGTTTCAAATGAAGAATATACAGAAATTTTCTTCTGAAGATTTACCTCCAGCATTAAAAACAATTTATAATTTATTTCCAAATAAAGTTGGTAGAGATTTTTCCGGAACTATTAAAGATTTTTATAAAGATAATCCTACGCTTAGAAAAAGAGCTTTAGATAAATTAAAAGCTTATGGTAAGATTAGAGTTGAAGTACAGAATGCACTTGGACTTGGAGGCAGAGGACCAGGTAAAGCAGCTTTTCAATTTGATCATCCTATTTCATTTGCAGCTTTACAAAGAAGTGGAGATATTGCAGGAGCGATTAGAACAAATCCTCTTGTTGGTGATGTTAACCAAATCAAAGGACAATTTTTAGATCGAAGATTAAATGTTTTACAAAATGCCATTATACGAGGAGAAGACGTTAAAGAAAATATAGCAAAAGTTGAAAAACTAAAAAATATAAACCAAACATTATTTGGAGATTTAGCTGGAGATTTTACAATTGATGACAAAGGTATAATTAAAGTTAAAGACTATGGCGCACCTGCTATACTAGATGAGCAATATAATATCGCTAGATCTTTACAAAAAAATATACCACTAGGAGGGCAGATAAAAAGAACTCTTGCGAGTGGTGCATTAACTTCAGAATTAGAAGAAGTTTTAGGTAAAAGTTCCGCACAAAAATTTATTACAAGTTCACAAAAACTGGTTGAGTTTGCAAAAAAAGATACAAATAAAATTTGTAAAATATTTGGTAGAGCAGGACTACAAGCTGGTGGTCGAGGTTGTGGAACACAAATGGAATTAGCTTTAGAACAAGATCCAGTAGGGACAGCAACCAAAATTCAAAACTTAAAACCAGAGGGTGGAGCAGTAAATAGAATTAAAGGAGTTGCAACAACTTTTTTAAATTTTGCAAAATCACCAGGCTTTAAAACATTTAGTGTAGCAGGACTTGCTGGTGGGGCTGCGGCTGCACTTGTAAAAGAATTTAGAAATGATGATCCAACAACTTATTTATCAAACGAAGATCAACAGAAAAATATGTTGGTTGATATGGTAACACAACCTGTCTCAGAAGACATGACAAGACCAGATCTTTTAGATTATCAACTACCAGCAGTTGGAGCATCATTAGCTGCATCAACGGCTCTTGCTGCACCATCAACAATTAAAGCTAGTAGATCAAGAGGATTAGGTGTTGAAAAAAAAGGTTTGATAAGAACTGGTGGAAGAGTATTAGGTAGAGGTCTAGGTATTGCAGCATCACCTGGAATGCTAGCACCACTAGCTGCATTAGATATTACAAGACAAGTTTCTGAAGGAGATTCACTAGCAGATATCGGAACAGATCCATTAAACTATACGTATCCAATATTTGCTGAACAATCTGATAGATTAACAAGAGGACTGCCTTCAGCATTTAGAAAATTTGCTAGATTAGGTATGTCTAAACCTGCACTAAGACTATTATCTAGAGCAGGTATAGCTGGACTTGGTGCATCTTTAGCAATACAAGGGATAGGATTATTAGATGACTAAAAAATTAACCACGACAATACCACCAGAAAGAGGACCTCACCCACAAGGGTTGAATGTTCCTGGAAAAAAGACTATAGTGGTGTCGAACTCGGAGAAAAATAATGTCAGAAATAGACAAGTCTTTACCAAACGTAGAGCAAGAAATAAAATTACCTAGTGAAGAAGAGATTGTAGAAGCGTCTCAGGAAAATATTGAAGAGGCACAGGGTGCTCAAGATGTTCAAGTAACACAAGAAGAGGATGGTGGTGCTACGATTAGTTTTGATCCAGAGGCCATAAATCAACCAGGCACAAACGAACACTTTGATAATTTAGCAGATTTATTACCAGAAGAAGTTTTAGGACGATTAGGTTCTGATCTTTATGAAAACTATACACAATACAAAGCGTCTAGAAAAGATTGGGAGGACGGTTATACGAAGGGTTTGGATTTATTAGGATTTAAATACGAAACAAGATCACAACCGTTTTCAAATGCAAGTGGTGCAACACACCCTGTATTAGCAGAAGCAGTTACACAATTTCAAGCACAAGCTTACAAAGAATTACTTCCAGCAACTGGTCCAGTGCATACTCAAATTATGGGTGTACCCACTAGACAAAAAGAAGACCAGGCTAAACGAGTAAAAAATTTCATGAACTATCAACTCATGAATAAGATGAAAGAGTATGAACCCGAGTTCGATCAGTTACTTTTTTATCTCCCTCTTAGCGGCTCTGCATTCAAGAAAGTTTATTACGATGAACTACTTGACAGAGCCGTGTCTAAATTTGTTCCGGCAGATGATCTGATAGTTCCATACACTGCAACTTCTTTAGAAGATGCAGAATCAATTGTTCACGTTTTAAAAATATCTGAAAATGATTTAAGAAAAAAACAAGTATCTGGTTTTTATAGAGATATAGAAATCACACCAGGATACTCACAAGAAACAGAAGTTGAGAAAAAAGAAAGAGAGTTAGAAGGAACTAGAAAAACTAGAGATGAACAAATGTTTACAATTCTAGAATTTCATACAAACATAGATCTAGAGGGTTTTGAAGATAAGGATGAGGAACAAAATCCAACAGGAATAAAACTTCCATACATTGTAACTATTGATACAGGTTCAAAAGAAGTTTTATCTATAAGAAGAAATTATAAAGCTGAAGATCCTTTAAAAAATAAAATAGAATATTTTACACATTTTAAGTTTTTACCGGGACTAGGTTTTTATGGTTTTGGCTTAATCCACATGATTGGTGGATTATCAAGAACTGCAACGAATGCACTCAGACAGTTATTGGATGCTGGTACTTTTTCAAACATGCCAGCAGGATTTAAACAAAGAGGTATTCGTGTTAGAGATGAAGCGCAATCGATACAACCTGGAGAGTTTAGAGATGTAGATGCACCCGGCGGAAATATAAGAGATGCATTTATGCCTTTACCTTTCAAAGAACCATCAGCAACATTATTACAATTGATGGGCATAGTGGTTCAAGCAGGTCAACGATTTGCCGCCATAGCTGACATGCAGGTCGGTGACGGCAACCAACAGGCCGCTGTTGGAACGACCATTGCCCTCTTAGAGCGAGGCTCCAGGGTCATGTCAGCCATACATAAAAGATTGTATGTGGCGTTAAAAAAAGAATTCACTTTACTATCAGAAGTATTTAAAACTTATCTACCACCAGAATATCCATACGATGTTGTTGGTGGACAGAGAAATATTAAAGTTTCAGACTTTGATGACAAGGTAGATATTTTACCTGTAGCTGATCCAAACATATTCTCACAATCACAAAGAATTAGTATGGCTCAAACAGAACTACAATTAGCAATGTCAAATCCTGCAATGCATAATTTATACGAAGCGTATAGACATATGTATGATGCTATTGGTGTAAAAAATATTGATCAGATATTACCTCCACCTCAACAACCTATGCCGATGGATCCAGCTTCTGAAAATATTATGGCGATGTCTGGAAAACCTTTTCAAGCATTTAAAGGTCAGGATCACAGAGCACACATAACTTCACATTTAAATTTTATGGCAACTAATATGGTAAAAAACAATCCAGCGATTATGGGTGCATTACAAAAAAATATTTTTGAACACATTTCTTTGATGGCTCAAGAACAATTAGAGGTAGAGTTTAGAGAAGAGATACAACAATTAATGCAATTACAACAGATGGCACAGATGAATCCTGCAATGGGACAAAGTCCGCAGGTTCAACAACAGATTATGCAGTTAAGTATGGCTATTGAAGCAAGAAAAGCAAAATTAATTGCAGACATGACACAAGAATTTAAGGAAGAGGAAGCTAAAATTATGGGTGATTTTGGAAATGATCCAATAGCTCAATTAAAAGCTAGAGAATTAGACCTTAGAGCTATGGATAATGAGCAAAAACGTACGCAAGCTGAAGAAAGATTGAATCTTGACAGATCAAGAGCTATGATGAACCAAGATCTTCAAGAAGAAAAGCTTGAACAAAACGAAGAATTGGCTAAACTAAGAGCTAATACGTCGATTGAGAAAACTATTTTAGGTAAAACTCTTCCGAGTTCGGATAAAATGCCTGGAAATGTTGCAATCATTCGAAAAACTGGAGAATAAATATGAAAAAAAACAAAAAATCAAGTCACGCAGGCATGGTTCATGTAAATCATGACATGTTTACGAACAAAGATGGCTTTCCAAACGGAGGAGTTGAGATAGAAACTACAAAA